GACATATGCCACACCACCAAGAAGCAACGCTAACAGAATGTATAGTTAATTACGCAAGTAGAAACAATTTAACTATTTTACAAGGTATTTCAAGGTTTGTTTTAGAAATTGCACACACTCAAATGAAGTGCATAAGAGAAAACGGAGCAATATATATAAATCAAGTTGGTGGCTATCATTCTGCTTATGAAAATGAGCCGAAATATGATTTTGTTCATAGAGAAAAATTGATTTTCCCTGACTTCAAACAAAATCAAATTAGAATTGAAAAATTCCCATATGGAAATCACTTTTATGCATACATAGGCGATACACAAGTTAGATGTGGTAATGTTTTAAAATGGAATACATACGAAGAAGCATATAAATGTGCTTTGGAATATGTTAGTTAATTGAAAGGCGGTGAGGGGTAATGGATTATAAAGAATTTGCAAGGCAAATGAGGGAAAATTGCGTTAAAGATAACAACGGCATTATTATTTGTTCTGCTGAATTATGGGAGAAGATAGCAAGTATTATTGAAAATACAGCTGAAGCACTTGAAAAGCAGATACCGAAAAAGCCTATTCCCATATATTCAAACCGTACACCGCACAATATTATATCTTATAAATGCCCTAATTGTGGCAATCATAGCTTGGGGAATAATGAATATATATTTGCTTGTTGTGAGGATTGCGGACAGGCTTTAGATTGGAGTGATACATAAAATGGAAAGAATAAAAAGAAATATGACAGGAACATTTACCGAAAAAAGTGCGGAACATAACATAAATGAATATTTACCTTATTGTCAAGCAAGTTTTAATTCTGACGGAGTTATAACCTTGCGAAATTATGACCGTAGCAATAAAGACAAGGACGAAATAATTATATTATCTAACACTGAAACAGAAGCTATTTTTGCATTGTTCAGCAGAATCGGGCAAAAGAATAAAAACTATGATTTACCATTTTAGCTGAAAGTGAGGTTAAACACAATGAAAGGAATTAAAAACATAGAAAAAACTGTTTTAGAAGTGCTGGAGCAAAGCCCACTTGCAAGGGCAGACGATTATGTTTTAATGTGGCTTGTATCTTGCAAGGTAAAGCCCGATATAGTTGAGAAACCTTTTGCAGATGTTTTATATAATCATATAACTTACGGCTTACCGAATTGGGAAACTGTTACACGGTGCAGACGAAAAATTCAAGCTCAACGCCCCGATCTGATTGTGCCAGATACAGCAAGACGCAGGCGAAAAGCTGAAGAAAAATACAGGGAATATGCGAGGGCTTAAATCAGAGAAAGACAAAGGAAATAAGAGAGGAAAAAGGAAATGGCAGAGTTTAATTGGATAAAGTTAAGTGTTGATATTTTCACTAACGATAAAATAAGAATCATTGAGCGACTGCACAAAGAAGAAAAAGACAGCTTAATAATTATATGGCTTAAACTTTTATGCAAGGCAGGGGAAAAAAACACAAGCGGAGTTTTAACCTTTACAAAAAATACCCCGTACACAATTGAAATGCTTTCAGAAATTTTTAACCGTCCTGCCGAGGTTGTTCAATTTGCTTTAAAAGTATTTGAAGAATTTGAAATGATTGAAATTGTTGACGGAGCTATAATAATTCTGAATTGGGAAAAGTATCAGAGTTTAGACAAAATGGAAGAATTAAAAGAAAAAAACCGTCAGAGGGTGGCTAAACACAGAGAAAAACAACGGCAGATAGCTTGTAATGTTACAAGTAATGTTACAAGTAATGTTACAGTAACGCAGTGTAATGCCTTAGATAAGATAAGAGAAGAAGAGATAAGAGAAGATAAGAAGAGAGGAGAAGAGAATAGAATAAATGGCGAAAATAAAAATTTTCCGCCACTCACTCACTCACCCGCCCAGATTGAAGATTATATACGCATAAATAATTTGAATGTTGACGCTGAAAAATTCTTTAACTATTACAATGAGCGAAACTGGAAAACCAAAAATGGAAATCCTGTTGAATGGGAAAAGAAACTTATGGAATGGCACAAAAACGAAACAGAAAGCCCAAAAAATCAAAAAAAGAGCAATAAGGGTATAACTAACCCATTTTTAGAATTAACTCATAATTAAGGGTATTTAATAAAAATATACGAGGTATTTAAAAATGACAAGGGAAGAAACAACAAAAATATTAGCTATTTTATCAGCTGCATATCCGAGAGACTATAAAAATATGACACCAGAAGAAGCAAATGGCGTTGTTTCAGTCTGGCAAATGCAGTTTCACGATATGCCAGCGGATATTGTATTTATGGCATTGAATAAGCATATCGGAAGCAATAAGTTTTCACCTACACCAGCAGAAATAAAAGAGAATATAACTCATTTACATTGGGAAGCAGCCGCAATGCTTAACTATGGCAGATCCATAGGGGCAAATGAAATAAGCAAAGAAGAAAAAAAAGAATATCAACGAATTATGTTATATACGGATAAATACCGAATGAATAGCGGTTTAAGTATTAAAGAATTGTTACCGTTTAAAAATAGCAATCTATTATTAGAAAAGGGGTCTTCAGAATGAGAGCAAAAGACTTTTTATTACAAATTGAAAAGATTGATAAAATGATTGAGAATAAAACAATAGAGCGTGAGCAATGGGAAAGTATCGCATACGGTGTAACAGCTACACCGCAAACAGTAAAAATAAATGGCAAATTGCATAATATGGATAAAGTGCAGCCGTCGGGAAATCCTCACAAAATGGCAAATGCTATTGTAAATTATCTTGATTATGATAACGAGATTAAAAGACTTGCAGAATCAAAAAAAGAGATAATTAAAACGCTGGAACGCCTTGATGTTGAGTATTACGATATTTTACATAAAATCTATGTTCAATATATCACATTATCAGAATATGCCAAAATGAAAGATAAGAGTTATAGACAAATAACAAACTTACACGGGCAGGCTTTACAGAGATTGCAAAAGGTTATTGACGATTTAGAAAAGGAAATTGTAACAATAATTCAGCAAATTTCTTAAAATTTCCTATTATTTCCTAAAATTTCTCTTGACTTCTATGTTATAAAGTGCTATAATGTATAGTGAAAAAATATAGTTTAAGCACCGACTTATTAAAGGTTGGTGCTTTTTTTATGCGAATAAAGGGGAAATCTACAAATGAAAGAGTGAGCAGAATGTATACAGATAAAACCGATATTTTGCATTATAAGCCCACAGGAAGAAAACCGAATATAAACGAACTGATCAAAGAAACTAAAACAGAGGAATTATTGAAAGATATTGAAAATTCAACTGTGAGCAATGAAGAAAAAACCTTTTTAAAAAAAGCGGCTATGCGCCATTTAGCTTTTAATTATAAAAAAATAGCTGAATATTACGCAAACTCTGAAAAAGATATGCAAGATTTAATGGAAAAATCCGCACTCGTTATTATTGATTATAACAACGCTATTCAAAATGGATTTGTCAGACTTTCAAAAAGAATAAAAGAGATGTGCAAACAAAATGCGTGATGATTTTGCAGTATTTATTTTGACGCACGGTAGACCGCACAAAGTAAAAACATACAATACTTTGAAAAACCAAGGTTATACAGGGAAAATATATATAATTCTTGATAATGAAGATGAAACAAGCCCAGAGTATATAAAAAACTATGGTAGAGAAAATATAATAATTTTAAATAAATCTGAATGGGCAGAGAAAACCGACACAGCGGATATTTCAAACGATAACAGGGCTGTCGTCTTTGCTCGTAATGCTTGTTTTGATATAGCAAAAAGACTTAATTTGAGTTATTTTTTGCAGCTTGATGATGATTATGTAGGTTTTTATAACAGATACGAAGAAAACGGAAAGCTTAAAACAAGGAAAATAAATAATCTTGATAAGCTTTTTTTATATATGCTTGATTTTCTTAATGATTCTGGGGCTTTAACTGTTGCACTTGCACAAGGCGGCGATTTTTTCGGTGGCTTGAAAAATGACTTCTGGAAAAGAAAATACAAAAGAAAAGCTATGAACACATTTTTTTGTGATGTTAAAAAGCCTTTTAAATTTTTCGGAAGAATTAACGAAGATGTAAATTTTTATACTGTTTATGGGAATCAAGGAAAATTGATTTTATCAATAGCAGACGCAAATATAAATCAAACAACAACACAGGCAACAAAAAAAGGAATGACCGATATTTATTTAGAATACGGCACATATTTAAAGTCGTTCTATTCTGTTATTTTTTCCCCTCAATGCGTTAAAATAGCTGAAATGGGCGGAAAGTATAAAAGAATACATCATACTGTAAAATGGGATAATTGCGTAACACAAATATTAAGTGATAGTTATAAAAAATAAAATTCGCTGTTGAAAGGGGTTGTTTACAATGGCGAAAGAATTAACACCAAGACAAAAGCTGTTTTGTGATGAATATATTATAAGCCTTAATGCAACACAGGCGGCGATAAAGGCAGGATATTCGGAGAAAACAGCAAGAAGTCAAGGACAAAGACAGTTGACAAAAGCTGACATAAAGGCATATATAGACGAAAGGCTGAAAGAAAAAGAAAGCGAGCTTATAGCTTCACAAGATGAAATACTGCAATATTTAACTGCTGTAATGCGTAAAGAGTGCGTATCAAGCGTGCTTGCAAGGAATGAGCTGGGGGCTGAAGAAGTCATTGAAAAGCTACCAGATGAAAAGGAAGCAACAAAGGCAGCAGAGCTATTAGGCAAACGCTACGGCTTATTTACTGAAAAGATTGAAAGTAATGTTGATATGGATTTGAACATCAACATTGATTATGGCGATGATGAAGAATGAATCTGAAAATCACCGCAAACAAATGCTTTAAAGAAGTCAATCAGAGCAAGAAGCGTTATATCGTTATGAAAGGCTCGGCGGGTAGCGGAAAAAGCGTTGACACAGCCCAGAATTATATATTAAGGCTTATGCAAGACAACGGGCGAAATCTTGTTGCAATGCGGAAATCGTATATAACAAACAGGGACAGCACTTTCGCAGAGCTGACAGGGGCGTTATATAGAATGTTTGGGGATAATGCGGAAAAGTATTGGACTATAAACACAAGCCCTCTTAAATTAACCTGCAAGCATAACGGAAATCAAATAATATTCCGTGGAATGAATGACGATAAACAAAGGGAAAAGCTGAAATCAATCACTTTCCCAAAAGGTAAATTAACTGATGTATGGCTTGAAGAAGCGACAGAATTTACACAGGCAGACCTTGAAATTATAGATGACCGTTTAAGAGGCGAATTGCCCGACGGTTTATTTTATCAAATTAGAATGACTTTCAATCCCGTGAATAAAAGCCACTGGATAAAGAAAGTTTTTTTTGATTTAAAGGATAATGATGTTTTAACACATCACAGCACATATTTAACAAACCGCTTTATAGATGAAGCGTATAAGCGAAGAATGGAACGCAGAAAGCAAGTTGATCCAGACGGCTACCAAATATACGGGCTGGGCGAATGGGGCGAAATTGGCGGCTTAATTCTTCAAAATTACGAAATAAAAGAACTGTCTCAAAATCTTGATGACTATGACGATATTGCACTCGGTCAAGACTTCGGATTTAACCACGCTAACGCAATATTGCTGTTAGGTTGGAAAGATGACGATATATATATAATCCGTGAGCTTTACGAATTTGAGAAAGACACAAACGAGCTTTTACAGATAGCAGAAGAAAAGGAAATACCTAAGTCGGTGCGTATGTGGTGCGATAGTGCAGAGCCAGACCGAATTAAAATGTGGGTTAAAGGTGGATATAGAGCAAAGGCAGTTAAAAAAGAGAAAACAAAAGATAAAAAGAAATATCAAGCCGTACAGATAGACTGGCTTAAAAAAAGAAAGATATATATAGACCCGTCCTGCACAAATACCATAACCGAGATATCACAATGGAAATGGAAAAAGGACGAAATCACAGGAAAATATCTTGATGAGCCTGTGCCTTTTCAAGATGACGCAATGGCTGCTTTAAGATATGGCGTTGAATCGTGGCGTAAAAACGGCTGGATATTATAAGAGTATAGACAATTATTCTGTATTAGTTGCCGCTAATACAGAATGACGAGCAACAGCACAGCCCCTGCGGGTTTTGCCGTAGTTTTTTTTATGCTGGTTTAGCTACGGCTTTTTACCGTCATAAACCTCCTTTCGTGTTATACGGTAGCACTCGGCTATCGTTGTAAGGGGTTGGCTGATTTGCTTTTATATTTTTGTATTTAAGGGGTGTATGATTTGTTATCAACAGAAGAAATAAAAAGAATAATTGACGAGGATAGAATGTCAGAAGAAAAACGCCTTGCAAGAGTAGCACGGCGTTATTATGAGGGAAAACACGATATTTTAAATAATCGCTTTTTCTATTTTAACAAAGATGAGCAGCTTGTTGAAGATACAACAAGGGCAAATATTAAAATATCTCACCCTTATTTTAGAGAACTTTGCGATCAGTTTGCAGGCTATATATTATCATTTAAAGAAAAGCCCGTAAAAGCAAAGGAAAAAATAGAGGGTTTGCAGGAACATTTAGACCTTTATTTTGATGAGGATTTCTGGAGTGAGTTTTTAGAACTTATAACAGGAACAATAATTGACGGTAAAGGCTATTTATACGCTTACCAGGGCGAAAATGACCGCTTAACTTTTGAATATGCTGACGGAATGGGCGTTGCAATGGTAAGAGAAAAAGAAAGCTCGGATAATTGCAAACACATTATTTATTATTATGTTGACCGAATGGGGAAAGACAGACAGCCGATTATAAAAATTCAAGATTGGACTGAATCAGAAATATATTATTATGTGCAAGTCGGCACGGCTGGAAAGATTGAGCTTGATTCTTCAATAGAAATAAATCCCCGTCCCCATGTATTATATACAGACGAAAAAACGGGTAAGCTTATGGGCTATCCTCTGGGATATATTCCGTTTTTCCCATTGTATAACAATAATAAGCGTATAAGCGATTTAGGACTTATAAAATCACATATTGACGATTACGACTTACACGCTTGTAGTTTATCTAATAATCTTGTTGACTTTGATATGCCGCTTTATGTTGTAAGCGGTTTTGAGGGCGACGATTTAGACAAACTGACAACGAATTTAAAAGTTAAAAAGACAATCGGCGTTGATACTGACGGTGATGTTAATATAAGAACTATCCAGATACCTTATGAAGCAAGAAAGGCAAAGCTTGAACTTGACGAAAAGGCTATATATCATTTTGGATTCGGTTTTAATACTGCTGGGCTTAAAGATACGGTAGCAACAACAAATTTAGCTATAAAGACAGCTTATGAGGGCATAAACCTTAAAGCAAATAAGTTATTGCCCCGAATAAAGAAGCTGATTAAAAGCATTTTAAAGCCTATTATTGCGGAAATAAACGAAAAGAACGGTACAGCCTATAAGGTTGAAGATGTTTTAGTTGATTTTATTCTCGTAACAATGACGAATGAGCAGGAAAATGTTCTCGTTGAAAAGACAAAAGCTGAAATCAGACAGCTTGAAACAACAACAGTATTGAATATTGCTGCTAATATAGGCGACGAACAGACCTTAAAGCAGATTTGCGAGATTATGGATTGGAACTTTGAAGAAGTTAAAAACTCGCTTGAAAATGCTGAAAAAACAGACGATATAGAAGCGGCAAGGCTTTCATTAAATAATGCTGTTCTTGATGATGAAATAGACGCTGGCGAATAAAAGGCGGTGAAATGCCTTGAATAAAAATCAAAAATTAGTGCAAGAGCATTTTTTAGATAAAGAAGAAACGATTTTAAAGCGGTTGTTTCAAGTCAATCAACAATCTCTTGCAGATATAAACGGCAAAGTCGCAAAGCTACAGGCTGAATTTGACGAAATAACCGCCATATATGACACGATAGAAGATGAAGCGGAAAAGAATAGGCTAAAATCAATTCAACGCTCTAAAGTCTATCAGATGAATTATCAAAAGGGGTTAAAAAAGCAAGTAAGCGACACGCTGAATAATTTAACAAAAAAAGAGTATAAGACCGTTTCTTCATATCTTAATGAATGTTATGAGGACGGTTTTATCGGTGCTATGTTTGACTTGCAGGGGCAGGGCATACCGTTATGTATGCCGATAGGCCAAAAAGAAATGATAAGAGCCGTACAGCTTAACTCAAAGATAAGTAAAGGCTTATATCAACATTTGGGCGAAAATGCGGAAATGCTAAAAAAACATATAACCGCACAAATAAGCCGTGGTATAAGCAGCGGTTTAACTTACGATCAGATAGCTCATAATTTAAGTGCAAAAATGACAGGCACTTATGACAACCCGAAAGGCTCTTTTGCTTATGCCAAAAGAATTGTAAGGACAGAGGGACACAGATTACAGACTGAATCCGCTATGGACGCAATGTATAAGGCAAAGGAAAAAGGGGCTGATGTTGTTAAACAATGGGATTCTACCCTGGACGGTAAAACACGACCAGAGCATACACAAGTTGACGGCGAAATAAGGGAACTTGACGAGGAATTTTCAAACGGTTTGCAGTTGCCAGGCGACAGAAACGGCACGGCGGCAGAAGTTGTAAACTGTCGCTGTCAGTTGTTACAGCGTGCAAAATGGGCGTTAGATGATGACG